CCTATTTAGCGCACGGGCTAAAAATTTGAAATTTCCTAAAAAAATCAAAAACAAGGCACAAAAACCCTAAAAAAGAATTATAAAATAAAAGTACGGGCGAAATGTGCCACAACGGACGATAGGAGGGGTAAAATGGGGCGATATGACGAACTAAAAGCCGTATTAGAGGACATAAAAGAGCCGAAAAAGAGTTTTATACTCTCCTTGCTAAAGGACTTTGTAAAACTTGAGACAGATTTAGAGAAATTAAGCACGGCACAAGAGTATATTATTAACCCTAATAACCCTACGGAGCAAATTGTATTGCCGATACACAAGGTAATACACGATAAGCAAGCCCAAAAGAACGATATAGCAACAAAGATACTACGCAGCCTTGAGAACGAGGCAACCGAAGAAAGCCCACTATTAAAGGCTCTGGAGCGTTTCAATGCGTGATGTGGTTAAGAACTCGTTTATATATCAATATAACGAGGCTATAAAAAAGGGCTATATCGACATTAAGGGAGAGCGCAAGCGGTTTATAGTTGGCTCAAAGATAAAGAAAGTAACACGCATATTATTTACCTACTTTGACGATGAGCGCATAATATTTGACCCTACCGAGTGTTATAGGCGGTTAGATTTCCAAGAGAGCCTATGCTTGCAAGGGTACGCACCGTTTTATAATAAGCCGTTAGAGTTGATGCTATGGCAAAAGGTTATAGACGAGGCTACATACGGCTTTTACGAAAAGGCAACGGGCAATAGGCTTATAAACGAGGTATTTGTAGAGGTTGCCCGCAAAAATGGTAAATCTACCAAAGAGGCGGGCGATCAAAATACCGACTTGTTTATAGGCGAGGGCGGTATAAACCTCTGCGTATGCAGTAATGACGATAGGCAAGCACGGCTAATATGGAGCGAGTGCAACGGAATGCGCCAAAGGTTAGATACGAAAGACGAAATAACGAGTAGTAACCTAACCGAGATACGCAACGATAGGAAGAATGTAAAAATATTAAGACTATCGAGCAAGACCCAAAACAAAGACGGGTTTAACTTTAAGAAAGCCGTACACGATGAGGCGCACGATTGCAAAGACGATGAGATAGCCGAGGCGGTGCAGCGTGCAATGAGTACGCACGAAGATTACCTCTTTAAGACAGTTAGCACAAATGGTTTTTTGAATGGTATGTACTATGATAAAAAACTCGAATACGCTAACGCTTGGCTAAACGGGGAAATAGACAACATACACTATATCGCTTTTCTCTTTGAGCAAGACGATGAGGCAGAGTGCTGGGGCGATATTGAACTATTACAGAAAAGTAACCCAAGTTTAATATACGGAGTTAAAAAATACTCTTTCTTGGAGCAGAGCAGACAAAAGGCGATGCTTGACCGAGAGAGCCGTATGCACTATCTAACAAAAGATTGCAATATAAAATGCTCTAATAGCCGTGCGTGGCTTACGCTTGACGAGTACAGTTACGATCAAGAGCCGTTTACATTGGCAGACTTTGCGCATAGCGTTTGTTTGGGTGCGGTTGACCTTGCCGATTGTGGAGACTTGGCAGTAGCAGAGGCTCTGTTTATGAGGCGGGGAGACGATACAAAGTATGTAGTACCGCAGTTTTTCATACCAGAGAGTAAGTTAAAAGATAAAGACAATGGCGCAAAGTATGAGGAATGGGCGCACGCGATAAACCCCGTAACGGGCAAGCCGTATATAACAGTTTGCAAGGGTAACAAGATAGATCAAAAGCATATAGCAGATTGGTATCAATCTTTGCGAGACGAATACGGCATAGAAACGATAATGATAGGTTATGACCCGTGGCATAGTGATATATTTCTGCTATGGTGCGATAAAAAGACGGGCTACGGCTTTAATACTATGAAAATCTATCAAAATAGCAAGTTAATGAGTTTCCCTATGAAAACGGTAGAGCGAGACCTACACGCAAAACTCATAAACTACGGCAATAACCCCGTTATGAAATATTGTTTCGGCAATATGAGCGCAAAAATAGTAGGCGATCTCATAATGCCAGAGAAGATAGACGGGCAATATAGCCGAAAGATAGACGGAGTAGTAGCGTTAATTATTCTTTACGCAACGCTCGAAAAGAACGAGGTAACATATAATCAATATTTACAGTAAGGGAGTGCGAAAGTGGCAAACATTTTAAGCAAAATATTTAAGCCAAAGGCGGTAAAAGGCTCAACGAGTTTTAACGAGGCGGTGAGTATGGCGGGCTACGAGCCGAACTTTTCACAGTTTGGCAGTAACAACCTATACAGTAGCGTTATTTATAGTGCCGTGCAAATGAAATGCCGATTTTTCGGTAAGTTAGAGCCGAGGCACATACGCATCGAGAATGGTAAGGTAGTAACGATTACAGATAGTAGCATAGCAAAGGTGTTGCAAAACCCTAACCACTACCAAACTACCTACGAGTTTCTCGCACAAGCGTACTGGAAGAGACGGCAAGACAAAACTTGCTATATATTCGCAGATAGCGAGGTAACGAATGGCGGCACCCGTAAATATACGGGCTTGTATGTGCTACTCCCAGAAACAAAGCCGATTATAAAAGAATATCCTAACGGAGAGTTGTATTTTGTTTTCAAGTTTGACGGGTACGATAGTTATATAGAGATAGACTACAAGGATATTATCGTCTGGCGAGATAACATAGAAGATAACCAGTATATGGGCGGGGGCAGATACTACAATAACGCAAGTGCGGACCTTAATAGCACGCTCTCGGCATACCATACGATCAAAGAGACGATAGCAGAGGCGGCCAAGATAGGTTGTATGTTTGACGGCTATCTAAAGATTAACGCATACACCGAGGGAGTAATAAGCGATAAGGCGAAAGCCGTAAGAGATGCCTTTATAGAGGACATACGCACGGCAACGGGCAAAGTACCCGTACTGGATAATGGCGCAGACTATGTAGCACTTAACCGACAACTTAAAATGGTTGATAGCGCAACGCTCCACGAACTCAAAGAAAATGCCTTTATATATGAGGGTGTAACCTTTGATATGCTAACGGGTAATTGGACTACGCAAAACAAAGAGGCATTTTTTGAAAACTGGATAGAGCCGGCAGCCGTTAGTTTAGGGCAAGCAATGGGTAAAGTATTTTTCACTCAATGGCAGACGAGCCACGGAGACCAGATAGCGTTGTACCCGCATAAGGTGCAACTTATGGCAACAAGTGAAATAGTGAGCGTAATAAGCACCACTATTGCAGCGGGAGTATTCAAGATAGACGAATACCGAGAAATGTTAGGCTATGCGCCTCTTGAAAACGGAGAGGGGCAAGCAAGACCGAGAGGATATAACGAACTTGACGGAGCAATACAGACCGATAACGGAGGTGTGACGGAATGAAAGAAAAGAAACTCAAAGAGTTGCGACTTGCTACGGAAAATCTCACCGTAAGAGCAGACGAGCAAGAGAGCGCAAAAATGGTTATTGAGGGCTACCCTATTGTATTCGACAAAGAAACCTACATAGATTGTGGCTTTGATGGTTGGTACGAAAAGGTGGACCGCAACGCATTTGCTAACGCAGATATGAGCGATGTAGCACTCAAATATAACCATAACGATAATGTGTTTATACTTGCCAGAACTCGCAACGGCTCATTAACTTTGAGCATTGACGATCACGGGGTATTTATGCACGCAGAGTTGATAGATACCACCACTAACAGAGATGTTTACGAGATGGTACGCAGCGGGCTACTCACCGAGGGCAGTTTTGCATTTACAGTAACAAGCGATACCGAGACCGTGGACGAAAACAGAGAGGTACACCGTACTATAACGGGTATCGGCAAATTATTTGATGTGGCTATTTGCCCTAACGGGGCTTATGGTGATTTAACCGAAATATACGCACGCTCTTTGGACTTACTGGAGAGTAAGAAGAAAGACAAAGCGGAGGCTTTGAAACGATGCGAGGTATTGAGGTTGAAAATAAAAATTAAATCTAAAGCAATGAGGTGTAAACGATGAAAACAAGAGATTTTCTTGCAGACCTTGCAAGCAAGCGATCTACCGAACTCGAAGAACTCGCAAAGAGAGTAGAGGCTCTCGAAAAGATAGGCGAGGAGAGCGAGGACGAAGAGGAACTCAAGGCGGCAGATACCGAACTTGACGAACTCAACGCAAAAAAGGCAGAACTCGAAAAGGAACTCGAAGAGATTAACGCACAGATTGCGGAACTCGACAAGCCTAACGAGGAAGAAAACAAGCAGAGAAACAAATTTAACTTTATGACTAAAGAAAGTAGAGGTATTAAAACTATGAACATTGAGGAAAGAAAGGCAAACGCAGAAAAGTTTGCAGAAACCAGAAAGGCAACCTACGGAGCAGAGGAAACCAGAGCGGTACTTGTATCGAGCGGCACTATTGCAACTCCTACCGAGGTAGACGGCATTAACGATGGAGGCTTTGTGCGCGTATCCTCTATCCTTGACCTTGTAAAGGTTGTAAACTGCGAGGGAATGGGCGCAAATAAGGTAGCATACCTTGCAACTGATGCCGTGGCAAACGCACAGACCGAGGGTGGGGCTATTACTACGAGCGATCCTACTTTTGGGTTTGTGACCATTACACCAGAAAGCATTGCGGTGCTTTCTGCGATCTCCAAGCAGACACGCAAGCAGTCTCCTCTTCAGT